TGGTAGCTAGATGGTGCGGAGGGTTCAAAAACTGCTTCTGGCCTGCTATTTTTTGAACCCTCAAACTCAGTATTTTGCTTGATGAAACCTTTTGGTAGGGGGTGGTTTTATGCCCAGTGGTGGTGCTAGGCCCCGGTCGGGGCCGCCGCCGGACCCGCGGTCCGGCCGTTCTGATGCCCGCGGTATCTCCTCGGAGTTGCGGGTGCTGCCAGCATCCGGTTACGCGGGTAAACCCCCGCCGTGGCCACTACCAACCGGCTGTACCAGGGAACGCGCCCTGTGGAAAAAGGTCTGGCGGTTTCCCCAAGCTGTGGCGTGGGCGGAAGAGGAATGGCGGTGGCTGACTATTGCGCACTATGTGCGGTGGGCTGTTCGTAGCGAAGCGCCGGGTGCTACGCCGTCGATGATGACCCAGGTGCTGCGGCTTGCCGATAGCATCGGCCTGTCGCCTGCTGGTCTCCTGCTCAACGGCTGGACAATCTCCACCGCTGACGACGACTCCGTTACCGAGTCGGCCCCGCCACCACAGCGTGATAGTTCGCCCAGGCGTCGCCTGCGGGCGGTAAAGGACGATGACGATGATCCTGCCAACTGACTGGGTTGTTGATTTTCCCACCCTCGGCGATTTATGGGATGCCTGGGTGCAGGCTCACTGTCTCATCCCCGATGGTTATAGACGTGGTGAGGCATTCGTCTGGAGTGATTGGCAATTCTGGTGCGCCGCAAATTTTGGCCGTATCCGCGCTGGATTGCGATGGGAAAACACCCCTCTGGGCGCCAGGGCATTCGCCTACCGTCGGCTGCAGGTGATCGCCCCGCAGAAGACTGGCAAAGGCCCGTGGGCGGCGTCGATGACGGCTATCCAAGCGGTCGGACCAGCCGAGTTTGACGGGTGGGCCGCTGCGGGGGATGTCTACCGGTGCTCCGACTGGGGCTGTGGCTGCGGTTTTGTCTTTCCCTACCAGGCTGGTGAGCCCAAGGGCAGGCCGCACCCTTCGCCGCTGATCCAGCTGACTGCCACGTCTGAGGACCAGGTGGAGAACACCTACCGCCCGCTGCGGGCGATGATCCAGATGGGTCCTCTCCGGCACCAAATGGCAGTCCGGGATGGGTTCGTGCGCATCCTCGGTGGCCTGGGCGGCGACGACGCCGACCGAATCGACGCCGTAACCGCCAGCGCCGACAGCCGCGTCGGCAACCCCGTAACGTTTTGCGAACAGGACGAAACAGGGCTATGGACCAAGCGTAACCGCATGACAAAAGTCGCCGACGCCCAACGCCGCGGCCTGGCAGGCATGGGCGGCAGGGCAATCGAAACGACAAACGCCTACGACTCCGCCGAGCAATCCGTCGCCCAAACGACGCTCGAAGCCAACCTGAACGACGTGGCGACGTTCTACATCCCGCCTCCCAAACGTTTGGAGTGGGAGCGGAAACGAGACCGGCGCCGAATCCTCGAAGCCGTCTATAAGGGCAGCCCCTGGGTCAATATCGACGCGGTGCTGGCCGAGGCTGATGAAATAACTCTCCGCGACCCCGAACAGGCCGAGCGTTTTTTCGGTAACCGAATTACCTACTCGGCAGGTAGCTGGCTGCCGGCAGGACTATGGGAGGAGCACTATGCAATGGCTTGGGAATCCCCCTGACGGCACTAGCATCTGCGTGGGCTTCGACGGGTCAGAAAACAACGACTGGACCGCGCTCAGGGCCGAAACCCTTGAAGGGTTCTCGTTCACCCCCCGCTACGGGCCAGATGACAGGCCCACTATCTGGAATCCTGCCGAGTGGCAAGGCCGTATACCCCGCGGGGAAGTAGCCGCCGCCGTCGACGAAATCTTCGACCGCTACCAGATAGAACGCATGTACTGCGACCCCCAAGACTGGCGCTCCGAGATCGGTGAATGGGCACTCAAATACGGTGCCGAGCATGTGTTCGAGTGGGCCACAAACAGCATCAAACGCATGTACCAAGCAATTAGACGGTTCGAGGTAGACCTTGCAACAGGGCGCATCACCCATGATGGCTGCCCACTCACTAGTCTGGCCATAGCCAACGCTCGAAAAGTCGCCAAGCCCGCCCAGATGTACGTGCTCGGCAAAGCAACAGAACAGCAAAAAATTGACCCCGCCATGGCCACCGTGCTCGCCCACGAAGCAGCCATGGACGCCCACGCCGACGACTGGGAAAACGCTTCAGCGCCCGCCAGGGTTGTTGTGCTAGGCCGTCGCAGAAGGAGGTGACAATGGAGCTCACACCAGAAGAACGAAGACTCGCCGAAAAGCTCTTCAATAAGATTCAGCGGCAGCGCCGGGAGGACCGCAAGAATGAACACTATTACCGGGGCATGCAGGAAATCGGCAATTTGGGTATTGCGGTGCCGCCTGACGTGCAGCCGTTCGCTTTCCCTCTGAATTGGTGCCGCACCTATATCGACGTCCTTGAGGAGCGCCAGGATGTGCGAATGTTCCTGCGCTCCGGGGCACTCGAAGAGGATGCCGAGCTGCGTGCCGACTGGGAAGCCAATGATCTGGACAGCCTATCACATTTGGTGCACCGCGATTTGCTCATTTACGGGCGGGCATTCATCTCCGTTGCCGCCCGCGACGGCGGCGGCAGGCCCCGGATCATGCCCGAATCCCCCAAAGATATCGCAGCCCTAGTCGATGCGCGCACCCGCGAAATGACCGCAGCCCTCCGCATCTACCGTGACGACACCGGCATCGCCGAATACATGACCCTCTACCTCCCCGACTCCACCGTGCTCATCGACCGTCGCGCCGGGAAATGGGAAGCAACCAGGCGTATCAAGCATCGCCTAGGCCGGGTGCCGCTGGTGATGATCCTCAACCGGCAACGAACCGGGGAATGGTCGGGTGAGACCCAACTGGCAGACCTTCGGCCCCTGGTTGATATGGCGGGGAGGGTAATGCTGCAGCTCCAGCTAGCCATGGAGACCGTGGCGACGCCTCAAAAGGTTGCTCTGGGCGTGTCTCAGAAGGATTTCGTAGATGCTGATGGCAACCAGATTGAGGACCCGTGGGAAACCTATCTGGGCGCCATCTGGGCGATCTCCAGCAAAGACGCGAAGATCGAGCAGTTGTCGGGTGCCCAACTGACGGGTTTCCACGACACCATCAAGATGCTGGCCGAACAAGCAGCAACCGTGACCGGTTTGCCGGTGCGGATGATGGGGCAAAACACCGCCAACCCCGCCGCCGAGGGCGCCATCCGCGCCGACGAATCCCGACTCGTGAAACAGGTGGAGCGACTGAATACCCTCATGGGCGCCGGCTGGGCGTGGGCGCTAGGCATCGCCGAGCGGATCCGCACCGGCAGCTGGGACGCCGATGGCCAGATCAGCACCCTGTGGCAGAACCCCGGTACCCCCACCGAGTCGCAACGCGCCGATGCGCTGCAAAAAAGCACTGGTGGCAGACCGTTCATGTCAGTGCGCGGGGCCATGGCCGAGATGGGATGGCCGCAACAACGCATTGACCGTGAGCTGGAGTGGCTGGAACAGGAAAACAGTATGGGCGGCATCATCGAAAAACTCGAACGCGGCGCCGACGACAACTCGGGCGAACGCGAACCGCCGTAGTCGCGCTAGCCGTCGTCTAGCGGTATGGAGGGAGGCCTACCATCATGCTGGATTCCCAGTACTCCAGGCTCCCCCCACAACTCCAAGCCGCCGCAGACTACCGGCAGCGACTCATCGCCCAGATAACCCGGCGGGTACTCGCTGCCTGGCGACCCAACAGCCCGCAAGCCCCCAATGCCTGGTTCGCCAGCCACGCCCTACCGTTCACCGAGATGGTGGCCCACGGGCAACTGCTGGCGGCCCAAGCAGCAATCGCGTCGGCGGATGTTGCGCTGGATCTACAACACTATGACGTGGTGCCGGAGCTGTCGGCGGCCCCGGATGCGTTCGCCGGGGTAACAGGCAGCGGCGACCCCGTGATGGGCCTCGCCTACGCCCAAGCCCAAAAAATCACCGAGCTGGTCGACGCTGAAGCCCCTATCACGGAGCGTGCGCAGGTGTGGCACCACGCGGGCGTGATGCTCGCAACCGCCACCCAAACCGCCATCTCTGATGCCGCCCGCATGGCCATACTCACCCACCTAGCCGCCAGGCCTGGCACCACGTGGGTTCGGGTAGTTCGCCCCCCATGCTGCGCCAGATGCGCCATCCTGGCCGGCAAAAAAGGCAGCAGCAGTATGCGGTTCCTTCGGCACCCCGGATGCGACTGCACCGCCATTCCGGTCTCCGAGGCCACGTCGGATATGCACAAACTGTTCTATTTCGACGCCAAGGAATACTTCGATTCCCTAGCGCCGGAGCAGCAGGCCAAGGTGTTCACCAAAGCAGGCGCCAAGGCTATCCAGGACGGTGCCGACATTAACCAAGTTGTTAACGCCCGCCGGGGCATGAAAGCCATCACCTCGGCAGGTGGTAGGCGGCGACTCATCACCACCGAAGGCACCACCAAGCGCGGCTGGGCGTCTGAATACTTGCGGGAGCAATATGGCGCGGTGCTACAAAAAGCTGGCGGCAGGTACCGACGCACGTCGGTAGCTAGGCTGATGCCGGAAGAAATCTACCGTATCGCCGGCGACGACCGTGACTTGGCCCTAGCGCTGCTACATAAGAACGGCTTCCTCACCGACGCCACACCAGATTTGTCTAGCAAGTGGTCGTGGGCGAAGCGTGATCCCGAAGTCCTGGCAGCCAAACGCAGGATCGACACCAGGCCAAGCATTGCGCTCTCTGCGAAGAGCAGTGCTGACGATCAGGCTAAACCCGCCCTCGGCGCCGAGACTGACGCTAGGCTGAAACACGAGTATTCCCAGCGTATAACCACGACTCCCAGGCAATTCCGCAAGGTTGTCAACCGGGCACTGAGTTATATGGATGACGCGCACCAAGGGAAAACGTTCCTCCCCGACGAATACAAAATCGAGCTAATGAACGGTCGTGATCGCCTCGGGACGAAAGTGGAAGAGAGTCCGATCCGCGGAACTTCGTACCGAACCGTTGAAAATGGGATTACGTGTTACCGAGTAACGATTAACGGGACTTTCCAGGGACAGGAGCTAACTGTCCTTCACGAGCTGGGACATCTCATCAAATGGAAATATGAAGCCCTGCCAGAGATGAAGCCCGTGCTTGCTGCGATTCGGCAAGCACCGTCGACACGTGAGATTGCAACGTATGCGGGGAATCTGACGGAGAGTCACACCCAAATCTATCTTTTGTTAGCTGATGAGCTTTTTGCTCGGGCGTATGCCCAGTGGGTGACTACTAAAACCGGAGTACCGAGGCTGGTAAACACCCTGAATTTTCACAGGGGCCAGGAGCACGTTCTAGATAGCATACAGTGGCAGGACTCCGAATTTGCGCAGTATATTATGCCTGCTCTTGATGAATTTTTTACCCAGGTGTAGCATTGTAATTATGTTATTCACAGATGTCCCTATTGATGCTCGCTGGGATGTCATCGTGCAATCCTATATGGATACCATGGGGTGGTCACGTGAGCGGGCCGAAGAATACGTAGATGCGCTCGCGGGTATTGGCATGTGGAAGCCTTGCGACCGGGAAGAAAAGTACAAAAACGCCACCCCGCCGCCCCTCAGCTGCCCACTCTGGTAACCCCTAAAAAACTGTGACACCGACCTTCAAACTGGAGGTCGGTTTTTCTATGCCCAAAAACAAAGAAGGAAGGAAGATCTGTGATTGTCACCGGTTTAATGCGCTACCATATTCGGTGCGTGACGCAGCCCCCTATCGATGGCCAGTCACTAGCCGGCGGCTCTAGCACTGCCGAGGGAGCGGCTTCTGCTCCCCAGACTAGTGGCCGGCAGCGGGAAGGCGAAACCGCATCAGCTGCCACCGGCGCTGACGCTGATGCTGATGCCGACAGCGACGGGGATGGCGGCGAACCGAACGGTCGGGGCTCAAAAACCCAAGTGCTTGCCGACCTAGCTAAGGAACGCGACAAGCGCCAGACCCTCGATAAGGAAAACGCTGCGCTGAAGGCGCGCCTGGCGGAGTTCGAGCGCGCCCAGATGACAGAGCAAGAGAAAATCGCGGCAGACCTCAAAACAGCCCAAGACCGCGTGGCGGCTCTGGAAGCACAGATCGCCGAACAACACCGCCAGGCGGCAGTTGCTAAGGCGCTGAAAACTGTGGGGTTGCCTGCTGATCTAGCCGGTCGGCTTCAGGGCTCAACCCCGGAAGAACTCGCCGCTGATGCCAAGGCCCTAGCCGCGGCGCTAGGCGAGCTGCCAGTCGACCCCTCCCAAGGGCAACACGCCGGCGGCAAGCCGGCCCCCCGCAGCCTCACCGAAGCGCTCCGTAACCACTACAACATCACATAAAAAATAAGGAGGCTCGCTATGCCTATTACCCTGGCAGACGCCAAACTCAACACCCTAGAAGACTACGACCCGGCGATCATCGACGAGTTTCGCAAAAACTCCCCGCTGCTAGACGCCTTGATCTTCGATACTGCAGTCAACCCCGCAGGTGGTGGCGCCACTCTCGAATACGGCTACCGGCGGCTGGTTACCCAGCGTGCCGCTGACTTCCGCGAAATCGGCAAAGAATACACCCCCCAAGAAGTCAAGACCGTTAAGAAAAGCGTGGAGCTCAAGCCGCTGGGCGGCACTTTTGAAGTGGATCGGGTGCTTGCTCACCTCGGCCCCGCAGCCAGCGACGAGGTGGCCCTGCAAACCTCCCAGCTCATCAAAGCCACCAATGCGAAATTCAACGACGCGATCATCACCGGTGACACCGCGGTCGACGCCAAAGGCTTTGACGGCCTGGACAAGGCGCTGAAGGACTCCGTGACCGAGCTGAACGCCACGGGTGAGAAAGACTGGACTGCCCTCACCACCGCCGACACCGCGCTGGCTATCCTCGACGACCTGGACGAACTCCTCGGCGCCTTGGATGGCCCACCCACCCTGCTGCTCTGCAACAAGCGCGTGCTGGCGAAGATCCGGGCAGCAGCGCGCCGGGCCAACCTCTACACGCAACAGCCGGTCGAGGGGCTGCTGGGTGCGGGTGGCCATGAAATCACCCGGGAAATGCTCGGCAATGTCATCCTGGCGGATGCCGGCGAGAAAGCCGGCACAAACGACCCGGTGATCCCCGTGACCGCGGGCAAGACCAGCATCTATGCCGTACGCATCGGCCTAGACGGTTTCCACGGCGTGACCACTACCGATGGCCAAATGCTGCGAACCTGGCTGCCTGACTTCAGCACCTCCGGTGCCGTGAAGCGTGGCGAAGTAGAGTTGGGGCCGGTCGCCCCGGTACTTAAGTCCACCCGGGCCGCCGCGGTGCTGCGCAACATCAAGATCGGGGCTTAATCATCATGGCCATCGTGAAAACCCCCGTCGAGGGCTACACCGGCCCCATCGGCGCTGACCTGTTCGTCGGCGGCGTCTGCACTGACGTCCCCGACGACCGGCTGGAATACTACCGGCGGCAAGGCTACATCATCCTCGACCAGGAAATTACCACGCCGCAGGAGACGCCAATCCAGCTGCCAGCCGATGGCGCCCCGAAAGCCGACTGGGTCACTGTAGCTGTTCAGCTCGGCATCGACGTCAAAGGCAAGACCAAAGCCGAAATCATCGCGGCAGTCACCGCAGCCACCCCACCAGCGGAGGAGTAAACCCCATGGCCACCTGGCTCACCGCCGACCCTAAAACCCTGTGGCCACACCTCGACGACACCCGCCTGGAGGAAGTGAAACGCCTCATCGAGAGGGCGGAGCACATCATCCTTCAGCGGTTCCCCAGCATCCCCACCCGCATCCAGCAACACCGGCTCAGTGTTGAAGTCGTTGCTGGCGTCGTGGAGGATATGGTGACCCGCGCTATCGCCAAAGAGGACCGGGGTGGGCTCACCCAGCTGGCCTACCCGGAGGTGACCATGCAATGGGAAACCGACGGCGGCCTGGGGCAAGGCTCAAGGCTGTGGCTCACCACCGATGAGATCGTCCTGCTGTCCCCACAGCTGGCCCAGGGCGCCTGGAGTATCCATCGCAAAGCAACGCCTACGCTGCCGGAGGACCGATGCTAACCCCTCGTGTCCTCTTCCAGCCTGGGTGGCAGTATCGGCGGCAAACAACCACCCGGGACGACCCTATCACCGGGGAAGTCATCGCCACCACCTACGAACCCATTGCCGGCACTGGTCTCGTCCAAGAGGCCTACTGGACCGGCATGCAAGAAACCACACCCACCGGCGGTATCCGCGACGAACGCCTCGTCATGTTCGCCCCCACAGGCACCGCTGTGGCAGGCCTTGACATCACCGCCAAAGACGAATTCACCGGGCCCGACGGCAGGGTGTGGCAGTGCATCAGCGACGGCATCGCCCGCGGCATCCCAGGCCGGCCACCCGACTACATTGCGGCACGAGTCCGCAGAGCAAAGGAGAAAGAACAACCATGACCGAAACCATCCCCGCCACCCAAGCCGAGCAACTGCTGCCAGAGGAAGAAGGCGTCCACGACGGCATCTACCACGGCACCGACGCCGACGGCAACCCCTTCTACACCGCGGCCGGCAGCCCCTACCACCTCGCCGACATCCGCAAGAAACAAGCCGCCCGCGCCGCCGAAGCCGCCGAGAAGGAAGCAAAGGAGGAAACCCCCAGTGGCGAAAGCGAAACTCACCCTGTACCGGAGACAAATACTCCGCGACCTGCGGCGCCAAACGGCGCCAGCCCGAAAGAAAATCGCCCAGGAGATAGCCAGCCAAGCTAAAGCCGTAGCCCCCGTCCTCACCGGCGACTACCGTGACGGCATCGGCGTCAACGTGCGTGGCACCATGGTGCGGGTTGTTGACAACGACGAACTCGCAATCCACAAAGAGTATGGCACTGCCGACACCCCCGCGCACGCCACCCTTACCGGCACCGCCATGCGATTCGGCCGCTACCGAGGCATGAGGCCCCGATGAGTAACATAATTCCAACCGCCTACATCCCCGGAGAAGTACGCAAACATCTACTGGCTGACGAGGAGTTCATCCGGTTACTGCATGGTGGTGCCATCACCTGCCGGGAGGTTCCCGACCCGCTCACCAAACCCCACGTCACAGTCAAAGCCGTAGGCCACCAAGGCGGCGACCCCAGGCTGCACCGGGTACTCATCCAAATCACCCCCTGGGTGCCCCGACCCGACGTTTCCCGCATCCCCGAAGACCCCGACGTCACCGCATGGAACCTTGCCACCCGCACCGGGGAGCTAATGGCCAGGGCAAAAAACATCATCGTTGATGACATCCACGCCTGGTCGGCTCACTGGGTGGATGGCCCCATCCAGCTGGAGGACAAAGGCCGGGGTCTCGACCGAATCATTTACTACGCGCCTGTTCGCATTGGCGTTCACCTGCGCAGGCGCACAATCTAAACTGTTAGGAGTGAATCATGTCTGATTATGCTGATTCCAAAAAAGCCCACGTGTGGCTGGACGGCGATGCTTTCCGAGCCCCCGTAGGCACCGCCATGCCCACCGACCCGTTTGCCGCTACCCTCACCGGGTGGGACGCCTACGGCGGCATCGAGGCAGGCATTGAGGTGACGGCCGAGCAGCAGGTCACCAAGAAGAAGATCTGGAACAAGCGCAATGCCATCTACAAGATCATCCGCGATGCTCTAGAGAGCGGCATGAAGTTCCGCGCTGTCGACAACTCGAAGGCTGCTTTGCTGACCCGACTACAGGGCGGCAAGATCACTAAGAAGGGTGATCTCTACGTTGCCGAGCTTGGGCTTGGTGAGGAGTTCGCTTACTTCTGCCGGTTCGATGACGGCGTTTCCAAGATGGCGTTCTACTGCCCCCGCGTGACCCTGGCATCGCCGGCGAAGCGCGCCACCCTCGACGACCAGAACCTGGACGGCTGGGAGTTCGACAACAGTTTCCTTGAAGGCTTCGAGGAAGTCCTTCCCGAGCTGCCCGCAGGTATCACCGTGCCCTAATGGCTACCACTTCATGCCCATTTTGCGCAATCATCATGGGGGAGGGGTGGGCGCGAGAAGTCTGCCGCGACGACCATGCCGTGGCGTTTTTCCCACTTCGGCCCGCGGCTCTTGGCCACACCCTGGTAGTTCCCCGCCGGCACATACCCGATATTTGGGAGCTGCCAGAGGCTGACGCCGCGTGCCTATCTCGCACTGTCTTGCGGGTTGCTGCGGCGTTACGTACAGCTGTCGCCCCAGACGGGCTGAATATCATCCAGTCCAGCGGGGCGGCAGCAACCCAAACCGTCCCTCACCTGCATGTGCATTTGGTGCCGCGCTGGGCAGCAGATGCCATGGGCCCTATTTGGCCGGCTAAACCTCCCAGCCGCCCGCCACAAGTGCTCGACAACCTCCGTGACAAGCTGGCTGGCCTCATGTAGAGCGGGCTAGGCGTCGGCTCTGTCTAAAACCCTTATTCCTTCCAAACACTAGGAGAAACCAAACCTCATGGAAAAAATCGACCTATTCGAGCGCGCTCTCGCTATCAACGGCGGCGACCCTGTGCCCGTTATCCTGCTCGGCGTTGATCTGTCGTTGCGCCGAGATTTCACCGGCCAGGAAGCTCACGACATTGTTCGGGCACTGTTTGACCATGCTGACGAAGCAGTACATGACCAAGCTACCCGCGTTGTCGCCCTGGTGTCTGACTCCCCCAAGGAAGACCAGGTGGCCTTCGTCGACCAGCTCATGACCCTGAGTCTCGCCGAGGTCATGCGGGTGTTTGATGTCATCGGTGAGATCTGCGGCTACCGGGATGCCGATGGCAATTTTTTTCCTACATCCTCCAGCTAGTTAACCCTAGCGAGTTCGCTAGGCGGCTGGTCGGGTTCCAATCCAAATACCACCTGAACTACCGCCAGGCGCTGTCGGAAATGTGGTGGGTTGACCTGGCAATACTGGCCGATGGGTTGGATGAGTGGACCCCTACTGATGAAAACATCGCCCGCCTGGTAGACAGGGAAGACTACTGGCTGAACTCCGAATACCGGTCGTGGATCACCGACCCAGACGACCCCGAAGTGCAGGCGGAAAAAACCCGCCAGAAACTACTAGGCGTGAAGCCCCCAGAGCAACCACAGCTATGGCCTGTCGCGGTTCGCCCACCAGCGCTGCAGCAGCAGCTGGTGCAAGCAGCCACCCAGGCGGCGGAGAAGACGGCTATGCCGTCAAGGAAAAAGATCACCATCACGGAGTTTCTGCGCATGCGCGGCAACTAGGAGCGTCTAAATCGTTAAGAGGAGGGCATAATGGCCGGCGGCAAAATTGATATTCTGGTTGAGCCGAACACCAAAGGATTCAACAGGGCGTTGGAATCCAGCCTAGGCAGCGCCTTGGGCATTGCCGGGAAACTCGGTGCTGGCATCGGCGTCGCCCTCGGCCTTGGCAGTGTCGCCAGCGATATCGTTTCTGTCGGCACCGAGTACCAAAGCCAACTGAACACCATGGCGGCGGTGAGCCAGGCGACCGCGGGGCAGATGGACGCAGTGCGCGCCAAGGCTAGGGAACTAGGTAACGACATCTCGTTGACTGGCACGTCGGCATCTGATGCCGCAGCAGCCATGACCGAGCTCGCCAAGAATGGGTTGACTGTTGCCCAATCCATGGAAGCGTCCAAGGGGACGCTGCAGCTGGCTGCTGCCGCCCAGATTGATGCCGCCCAGGCCGCCACCATCCAGGGGCAAGCGTTACAGGCGTTTGGTTTGGGCGCCCAAGAAGCAGGCCGGGTATCCGACATTCTCGCTGGTTCGGCGAACGCTTCTGCTGCGGAGATCACCGACGTGGCCCAAGCCCTCCAGCAGGCCGGCACAGTGTCGCATGCTTTCGGTGTGAGTATCGACGACACCTCCACCGCGATCTCCATGTTCGCCAACGCGGGCATCACCGGCTCTGACGCCGGCACCCTGCTGAAAACTTCCCTGCTGGCGCTCACCGATCAAGGCAAACCCGCGCAAAATGCCATCCACGACCTGGGCCTAACCGTCTACGACGCCCAAGGCAAATTCGTGGGGCTGCCGTCCCTGATCGGTCAGCTGAACGCCGCGTCAAACCGCATGACGGAGGAGCAATACCAGGCGGCGACTGCCACCCTGTTTGGCTCCGATGCCATGCGTTTCGCATCCATAGCTGCTGGTAAAACCACCGAGGATTTTAATGCTCTCAAAGAGGCAGTTACCCGGCAGGGGCAGGCCGCCGAGGTAGCCGCCGCCCAAACCAAAGGCCTACCGGGTGCCCTGGAACGTCTCGCCAACGCCAAAGAAGACCTTACCCTCGGCCTATTCGAGGCTCTCCAAGACGATCTGGTAGCAGCCGCCGACGCCGGCACTGCCGCCCTCGGCAAGATCGGTCCCGCCGCCGAATCAGGCATCCACCTCGCGTCTGACGCCGTGCATGGGCTTGTCACTGCCCTCACCCCCGTGGTAGGCCTCGCATCCACCCTCGCCACCGACTTCACCGGCCCATTGCTCGGCATCGCCGCCGTCATGGCCCTGAAAAACTGGACAGACTTTCCTACGAAAATCCAGCAAGCCACCCAGTCGATGGCCACGATGAAGCAAGGCGTTGCTGACCTGCAAGAATACTATCGAAAAGGCCACAAGGCGATCAGCGCCTTCGACGCGAAAACCCAATATATGATTACATCATCCAACGGGTTGACGCAGGCCCTGGGCAGGTCGCGGGAGGCATTCAGCTCTGGGTCGGAAGCTATGCAAATCGCAGCCAAGCGCTACTTCTACGCCGGTAATACCATTGCCTCCAATGCTGCGAAAATCGGCAACGCTGCCGCGGGCGCTGCTAAAGGCGGCCTATCCCTCATGAAGTCCGCCGCGGGCGGCCTAGTAGACGCTTTGGGCGGACCATGGGCTGTTGGCATCATGGTCGCAGGCGCGGTCATCGGCGGGTTCGTCGAGGCCAACCATGCCGCCACCGAAGCCCAGCGCAAACTAGCGTCGGCGACAAAAGCAACCCAGGCCGCCCAAAATGACCTCGCCAAAGCGGTTTCCGGCACCACCGGCGCCCTAACCGAACAGGCGAAAAAAGCGGCAGAACAACTCGCCGACGCCAGCTTGACCCAGCTCACTGCCATCGGCAAAGCCCGAGAGGGATTCATCTCTCATGCGGACCCTACTCGCGCATCCTCCGAGTGGAACAGCCTTTCCCTGAAGGAGCAGCAGGAAGCGACGCGCAGCGCATCTGAAATATCAGACGCCTACGAAGTGCTGAAAGCTAAGCTCACCGCTACTGGCCTGAGCATGGAGAATCTTAACGGCATTGTTGCCGAGGGCGGCGACGACTATAAGAAACTCGTTTCCGAGCTGCGTGCTGCTGGTGAGGAAGGCGAGCGTGCTGCGGGCTACCTGGAGAAATCGCGGAAGCAGATCGAAGACACGATAGCTGCTGCGCGCCGGGTTGACCCTGCTGCCGCCCAGGCGGCCAAGGGAATTGATGTTCTGGCGGATTCGTCGGCCAACGCCAACGATAAGCTGAACGCCCTGGAGTCGATCATGCAGGCCATGGGCCTGGCGCCTATGGCGGCAGAAGAAGCCATGGCTTCCGCAGCTCAGGCTGTGGATGACATGGTGAAATCCGCCGAGACTGCGAACCACCCGGTAGAGGAACTGGGCGCAAACCTGGGTGACTTGGCAACCGGCAAGCTAGATATGACGAATGCTTCCGCTAGGGAGCTGAGTAAGAAGCTCTCGACGATGCGGCAGGAGCTGGAAAAGGTCGCCACCGCGGGCGGTAACACTAATGATGCGTACAAGCAGATGCAGGGTTCCTTTGCCACTATCGGCCAGGAGTTCGGCCTGACCGCGGAGCAGGTCCAGCACCTAGCCGACACATATGGCGTGCTGCCCAAAGAGATCACCACCCTGGTTGGTGTCAATAGCGAAGGCGCTAAGAAGGAGTTGGCCACGGTGTGGTCCCAGCTCTACCCGTTGAAGGCCGGCACTAGTATTGAGGTCAAGGCTGTGGGTGACCAGGCCATGGGTGTGCTCAAAGACTTGGGTGTCAAGGCGGAAAAGCTGCCTGATGGCATCAACATGAAGCTGACCGCCACCGACGCTGACGCTGTGGCCAAGCTCGGGGAAGTGGCAGCAAAAGCCGACGCTATCGGCGACAAACCAGTCGACGTGAAACTACTGCTGGACGACACAAAGTTCACGACCAACGTGGCAGCCGCCAAAAACCTGGTCGACGATCTGGCGATCCAGAAGCCTTCCCCCCAAGCGCAGCTCATCATTGATGATTTCCTCAAGACTGGGGAGATTGCCAAGGGCGACCTGTACTACCTGACCGGCCTATCGGCCCGCCCCCAGGCTGAACTGAATAAAGACCTGTTCGATGCTGGGTTTAACACCACCAAGGAGCAGCTGGACTCGCTCACCCGCACCACAGCGATGCCAACCGTCGATGCGAACACCGCGCCCGCGCACAATAAAATTCGTGATCTCTGGAACGCGCTAGTTTCGCTGACAGCCATGGGGCCAGTCAGCGTTATGGGCATAGCGGCGAAAGCCACCGGGCTTTCAGGAAAAGCAGCTGGTGGCCGCCTACCAACAACCGGCCCCGGCACCGACACCACCGATGGCATCCTGGCGGTCAACGCCCAAGGTGCTCCGGTGGCGTGGGTGGATGCCGGCGAGTGGGTCATCAACCGACGCTCGGCTGACCAATACAACCACACTCTGCGCCACCTGAACCAGGGTGATGGGCCAGGCGCCCTGGCTGCCCTCTATAACGAGTTGCCCCGCCACGCTACGGGTGGGCGGGTGCAGAAGGTTAAGACTGATTTGGCCCCGCTGGATGGCACCCCCTACATTCTGGGCGGGTTTTCCCTGGCTGGTGTGGATTGTTCCGGCGCTGTGAGCGCCGCGGTGAACTCGTGGGAGGGCGCCCCGATCTTCCAGTCCCGCATGAGTACCGCCACGGAAGGCCCTTGGCTTGCCGCCCATGGCGCCCTGCCTGGCCGCGGCAACGCCACCGATTTTCAGATCGGCTGGTGGGATAACGGTGGCGGCGCCAACGGGCACACCGCCCTTAAACTTCCCGACGGTACCTACATCGAATCCGGTGGCAACACCGGTGGTGGCCTCACTATCGGGCGGGGTGCTGGCCCTCTCGACGGCAGGGGTTTCACCAACTGGATGCACTTTTCCGGTAGCGCTGCTGACCTTAACCTCCCCACCCTGGAGCTGGCGTTTAGCAGCCTCACCGGTGGCGGCACCAGCGTGAGCTGGGGCGAAGCCCAATCCCTCCATGACCTGGCCATCAAATACTTAGGCGCAAAGGTCTACGACCAGGGCGGCATCCTGCCCCACGGCGGCGTAGCAGTCAACCTTTCTGGGCGACCCGAGATGGTGCTGCCCCCGACGCTAAGCCAGGCGGCCCGTAGTGGGCAGCTGCAGGCCACGTCCCCAGAGCTGGCTCGCGCCGTCGACAAGCTCACCGCAGCATTGTCGTCGGCGACCGCGGCATTCGTCAAAGCCGCGAAAGAACTGGACAAACCAGTGCGCGCAGGGTCGAAGGAACTGGCAGCCTGGGGTGGCGGCTTCCTCGGCAAAAGCCAGGTCGTCATCGACGCCGAAAAAGGCCTGGTCGATACCCGTAAGGCCATTGCCGATGAGTCCAAAGACATCGCCGACGCCGAGAAGGAATTGGCCAAAGCCCGTAAGGACCTGTCGAAAACTGAGCGAGATAACGCCGATAAGCTCATCGACGCTCAGGACCGGCTGCGGAAAGCCCGCAGCAAAGATAAGGCCAGTGCTGAGGACGTCGCCGACGCTGAACGCAACCTTGCCAAGGTGCGTGAGGATGCCCCGGAGAAATCCCAAGAGGCTGCCGAGAAGATCGCCCAGCAGGAAGAGAAACTGGCCGAGGCCAGGAAGAAAGCCGCCGACTCTGCGAAGCGACTAGAGGCCGCCGAGCGCACAGTCACCGCAGCCTACTACCAGGCCCTGGCTGATCTTATCGACGGCGTGAGCGGGCACCTAGCCTCCGCCGCTGGGCACTTCGGTGAATTCTTCGACACCCTAGGCAAAGCTGCTGAAATCGCCGATGCCGAGCGCAAGGCCATAGGGGAGCTGCAGCAATCGCAGATCCGCAACGGCCTAGCCTTACAGAAGTCCTTGCTGGACCTGCAAACAGCAGAATGGGACGTGCACACTGCCCGCGCACAGGGCGCTATCTCGGTGGCCCAGGCGGAGAAACAGCTGGCGGAAACCCGCAAGCAACAGGCGCTGTTAGGGTCGACCGGTATTGAGGCTATGGGCGCCGCCCTCGATCGTTTCCGCACCACGGGGGTTTTCTCGATCGGTCAGGTTGCCGACTCCGTTGTCGCCCAGACCGCCGCTGTGAAGGCCGCGGAGTGGGCGGTTGCCGAGGCCCGCGCCCAGGCGGCTGCCGACCAGCACGCCGCCACCCAGAAACAGGCCCTAGCCCAGCTAGATGTTGCTGACGCCACCCTGACCCAGGCGAACACCGCAGAGATGCTGAGGATCAAAACCGAGGCGCTCACGCAGCAAACCGCCCAGCTGTACGGGTTAACACCCGCGGCAGCCCAGGGCGCCAGCGCCGGCTTTAGTGGCATCGGGAAGCTCCTCGGTGGCCTAGGTAAGATCGCTGCTGGCATTGCCGGTGGTGCCGCAGGCTTCGCGGCTGGCGGCCCTCTGGGCGCTATCCCAGGTGCCACCATTGCCCTCGGCGGCCTCGGCGACCTGGTGCGCGGCGGCTTCGACCTCTTCAACAACAGGTCTTCCGTGAAGGAGGCCTGGAAAGGCATGGGCCTGGCGCAAAAGGCTGGGGTCGTTTTGGGCGGCCTGGGCGGTGGGGCGCTTGCTATCGGCGGCGCCGCGCTTACCCCCCAATACGGCGCCGAGGCAGCCATCGGCGGCGCCAAGCTGGCCGACCAATGGACCGATGCTGTCCTGGGCGGCATGGCCCACGGTGTGGAATCGAAGATCGCCGCTATCCAGCGGCAAACCACGGACCGCACCGACCGGCTAGGGCTCGCCACTGACGCCCAAAAACTCCTCCTCGATACCAGGCGGCAACAGCTAGAGCTCGCTGGTGCCGCGAAAGCCGAAGCGCTGAAAGCCCAGGTGGACTACGCGAACCTGCAAAAGCAGCTAGCTGAGGCCACCACCAAGGCGGAGATCGACGCCCTCACCGAGGCAGCCCGCGTGGCAGCCACTAAGCGTGATGCCCTGTTAGTGCTGGCGGCACGCCAAGCCCAGGCTGCTGAATCCCAGCTGGCGCATACCCGCGCGCTGGTGGATGCCGCCCGTTCCGGCGCCACCCAAGCCGGAGTGAAAACCATTGATATTAATGTGCGCATCCCTGACGGCGTGAACACCTTTACACGTGCTGACGTTGCGCGCATCACGACTGAGGCGGTGAAGGCCGCTACTGGTGCCGACTATGTGAACGCCCGAATCTAGAAAGGGAAGGAGGCAAGCATGTATGAGATGACCTACGTGTCGCCTGACGGCGCATCCTTCGCTCTCACTGGCGGTCAGATCGAGGTTGTCGAGGGCGGCGTCGACAAGCTCACCGGTAGTGTTAAGGAGCGAGCATATACTGCGGTGGGTATGTCGGGGCAGCTACTCGAATCACACGTTATCGAGCCGATCCGCGGGTCGCTTACCCTGGTGATAGACTCCACCCCCACCAAGCCCGCGGAGGTGTTGGTCTTCGAGCTGCGCAGGGCGTTCTCTCACTACCGGCTAGGGCAACTAGCGGTCGCCACGCCCCGCGGCGTAGCTAGGCTCCGATGCCGGCTAGACGGCGCCATCGCCGACCCCACCGAGGTGCATAGTCGCTCCAGTGGCCTAGAGCTGCGCATCCCCCTAGTTGCTGATGAAGGCGTTTGGAAGGTCGGCCCATACACCGGCGCCGGCAAGATCAACGTTTCAAACTTCGGTGACGCCACCACTTACCTGGAGATCACCTGGCAAGGTGGTGGCCCTATCACCCTCCCATCCGGCGCTACTCTAACCCTGCCCGCCACCTCCGAACGCCGACACCTGCTCCTCAACCCCACCGACTCCTGCGCCATCATCGACGATGCCGGCGGTGTTGACCACACCCTATGGCAACAGATCCCATACCTGCCCGAGGGAGTGCCAGCAGGCGGGCAGCGCACATACCAGCTACCCGCAGGCGCGACAGCCACCTGGTACGTTTTCGCCCTCGACCCCTGGAGGTGACACAGATGATTGACTGGACAGCCCACCGCAAACACCGTGAGCAGATCATTGCCGATACCGGCCAGTGGGTGGGGCTGCTCGACGCTGACGGAAATCCCCTCATGGACCTGCCGCCCGTGGTATCCATGGTGGCGCCGGAGGCACGCAACGACCCAGGCTCCCTGGAACTTACAGTCCTGTGCCGCAGTCGCCGCGGCATCATCCACCCCGTTGTTACCGAGCTCGTCGCCGAGCAACTCGGCGTGCTCAGCCCCGAAGGCCGGCTCGTCCCCGTCGCCGACCGGACCCGCTTCGTGGCCATAGAACGCGTAGACGTGCCGCGCCGGGTGTACTGGGTGACCCATACCGTGGCCAGGGGTGACGCCGACGCCCCTGCCACCCTCACAATCCACGGCGTGGGGCTAACGAAGCTGCTATCGCGGTTCCCCGCAATGTCTGCCCCGACCACGTGGCAACAGTCGTTTAGGAGGTTTGAGCGCGACTGGGTAGGCCCAGAGAATACCAAGGTCGCGTTCTCGCGGCCCCGGGAGCTAGCGGGGATGAAAATGGTGACCGTCGCTGACGGCGCCACCCTCGACGGCCCCGCAGAGACCACCATCCGCCGGCTGATCGCCGAGTCGCTGGCGGCGGCGTTCCGGGTTGCCGGGATCACTACGGATCCGCCGATCCAGGTATTGACCACCCCGACGGGGCGTTCTTCCCCGCGTATCCTGCTGCGCCCCACGGATGGGCCGCTGCTGGAGGAGATCGCCCAACCGGCTGCCGCGGCGGGCGTTATCATCACCGCCCGAATGTGGTGGCCAGGCGACCCGCAGGTCACCGGTCTGGCGTTGTCGTTGCCTACGGTCGTCGTGGCAGTTGAGCAGGCAAAGGAGGCGCCATAATGAGGCCCACGCTGATTGCTGATGGCGGCGAGATGGCCGTTGGTCGCCGCACCTCCACCTATGTGTATGGGGTTTTCCAAGTGGACATCCCCGAGGGTAAGGAGCAGGCCCAGCAAGATGATCGGCTGCAAGAAGGGTACATTTACCGCCCAGATCAGCGCCCCACGGGGCGGTTCGATATCGGATTCGTCCGCGCCGACGCCCGCATCGACTTGAACGCCCAGCAATCCAATCTTGAATCCATCATCGACGCCGCCCAAAACCGGGTCGAAGGCGCCGTTTTCTTTGAGCGTGACATCATGGGGCGTGGTCTGGGCAAGTTCCGTCCAGGTGTTGACTTCGACACTGCTAGCCTCGTCGACGTGCTGATCTGGGGGAAAACCCTCACCCTGCCGGTAACCGCTATAGACATGACAAGCGGCGACGCTGCCGCGGTGGGCTGGCGGGTGCACGTTGGCGGCCAAATGATCGCCGATGCTGATAGCCTCCGATCCCACAATGATGCCATCCTCGGCCAAATAGAACAGGAACGCCGCCGCCGACTAGCCACGACTAAAACCGCCGAAACCGCGGCAACCACCGCTAACAGTGCCACCTCAGCCGCAGCCACCGCCAACAGTAAAGCCGCCTCAGCGGCGGG